TATACATACTCATAAGAGTTTATATATACTATAAAACTATATAGTAAAAAAATAAGGATCATTTTTCATATAAGCAAAAAACAATTACATTAAAAAGAATAGAATAAAAAAGAACAGTTAGTATCCCATCAATTAAAATATCAATCACATTTATATTTCTCCCTTAATAAATACTCTGTTGGTTGTATAAAATCCTCAAGTATTTCTGGTGGCTGTTCATCTGTTAAGTCTTCATCACCGTGTAACCAATCCTCACAGCTTCCGTTCCAACCTGGATTATTCATCGCTATCATCCTCTTCAGTAAATATTTGATAGTGCGTGTCCACTATCCTTGAACCGTACTGTTCGTAGTAATTTCTAGATGCGGCATACTTTAAAGCATCGTCTTCGTTGGATGCTGCAACATCTATAAGGTATCCCCAAACCTCCGACACCATCACCTTGTAGGTTTGAATGGGTTGATCAAGATCTATCTGGCTTATAAGTTTAGGTACGTCTTTATTTTTCATGTTAATCCTCCGCAAAATACAGCTCAGTTACAGCCAATTGTTTTTTAGTTTCGTTTAAAAGTCTATACTCCTTACTCAAAGCTCTAGCAACAGCGGGTTCCATTTTATCCCCGTCAATATTAAGAGAATCTATTACGCTCTCAATTGCTTCGCATAATATTTCGTTTAAGATTCTGTAGTTCTTGTATTTTAATACTGTACTATGAGTTAAATCTAACATTATAATAAATCCCATTGTTGTGTACTGCCAAGTGAATTAAAGATGTGTGCTATAACATCTACTGTCCAACCATTGCCTAACATTTTATACCGCTGCGTATTACTAACGTGTGCCGTGTAATTATCTGGAACAGTTTGTAATCTCTCACACTCAAGAGGTGTAAGCTTTCTCCACATAGGCTTTAACATTTCATCATATGCTTCGGGGTATCTACCTTTAGGAAGACTAGAAATAACAACATCTTTTTCTAAGGTTGATAGACATCTAGACTTATTAGAGTCTTGAACTTCTAAGCATTGTACTAGCGGTACTGTCATGTCGTTGTCTTTACGAATGCCCTCTTGTATTCTCCTACCTACAATAGAGGCAGGGTTTAGAATTACTTTTGGCTCACGGTTTCCACCGTTCATAGAGTTAAGAGTTGGTGACTTACCATCAGGACTATACACTCTCTTCATTAAGTCATGTCCATTGATGCCGTCAGCAATACCCACTTGCAAGCACTTGTCAAACACCAACTGTCTTCGGTGCTTTTCAAAGTAACTTTTAAGGTTGCCACCTTTGAAGTAGTTAGCGTCAATACAATGTGCTTTATCTCTATCAGTAATGCTGTCGTCTTCTAATATATCTTTAAGCACAACACCTCTGTTGCCTGGAATTTCAAAGGGTATGTTTGTCCAGTATAAACGCTTACGACTCTGTGCTGATACAAGACTGCTGTTAATTTCTATAGGCTCAACACCCATATACTTACTGATAATGTCCTGAGATTCTTTCTTCATCTTCACATTTTCTAACAGGAAATACTTAGGCTGTAGTTCTTCTTTAAGTCTTACAAACTCAAAGAATAATTTACTGCGAGGGTCGTCAAAGTTTAACTGCTTACCTGCAAAGCTGAATCCCTGACAAGGCGACCCACCTATTAGCAAGCCAATGTCCAAGTCGTCAGCTTTAATATCTCTAATATCTCCAAGCTGTATGGTGTCAGGATAGTTAGCAGCCGAAACTTTAATAGCATACTTATCCACCTCACTTGCGTAGTACTTGTCGTAACTGACACATGCTTTGTCTAATGCTAGACGACCACACGACATCCCATCAAAACAACTTAATATATTCATTGTTGGTGTTCCTTATAGTTATAATCTATTTTAGTTAATGGTTTACGCAACCAATCTGACATCAGCTTTTCTGAGTAAGTTTGTAAGTTGCTTTTAGGTGTACTGTACTGGTGCATCAAGACATCGTTGTTAACTTGAGAGTATCTGTACCGTACAAACCTAGTGTATAAAGTTTTATACCCCACCTCTGCAACTTCAGAGTACTCTCTTATAGAATAGAAAGTACCTGTGTGTAGGTCGGGGTGATCACCTATAAATTTAAACGTCTTTGCAATCATGAATAGCTCCTAAAAAAGTTATAATACATTTATCATTAGAACGCATAGCTATTTTGTATGCGTCCTCTATAGTTTCAGTGTATTGAGTACACCCCATCTGTCCTATGATATCAACTGCGTACATAATACTATCGCTCCACTGTAATTTTAAAATCAATAGCATCTATCTCAGCTTGTACAGCATCTATGATCTGGCTCTCTAAATCTATATCATTTACAGCTATATCAACCATCTCATCTGCATCACAGGTATCAATCTTATCTTCTAACCTGCTCTCAACATCATCTAACCTAGAGTCCATGTCATCTATCCTATCAACTAACTCCGATAACATTTGATCGGCTTCATGCATAGATTCTCCTGCATCTGGAATGAATGTATCGTTGGTACTTAACTCTAATACACGCCGCTCTAACTCTGCAATCCTATTAGCATCGCGGATATGAATCTCTTCCATGTCTTTAAACCTAGCTTCTAATTCTTGTATATCAACGGTTGCAGAGTGAGACATTCTATCAGCCCTATCTACAGCGATGTTGTTAGTAACTCTATCATCAATCCATGCTTCTACTGCTTCAATTAAAGTTTTCATATTATTTATCCTAAGTTATATTAAGTTTATTATTTAACATCTTGCACCTACAATTCTAGCCTTTCAAGATAACTATCTTGCGCTCCTCCAAACGTCAGATCGTAGACCCCCGATACTAAACAGTAACCGCCCTCTGGCATAGCCATTAATCTGTTAGTACTGTATGATATATCTAGGGGCGTATCCCGTACAGGGTCGTGGCCTCTTCGACATATAGCTAGATTATTAACTAGATCTATTAGTACTGCCGTCCAACCTAAAGAGGACACCGCTTTTTCTGCTTTTTCCATGTTAGTTTTCATTTTACTTCTCCAGTTAAATAACTATAGTGAACTTCACTTACATGATTGCCATCAACCCACCGCTTAGAAGTAGTTGATAAATGATTACACCAATTGTTCCACAGGTTTTCAGTACCGTGGTCGTGGCATAGATTTACATAACCCAACACCTTACGTTGGTTGTTAGCAATACCTTTAGGTGATGATAACTTCTTATCAATCACAAAGTCTTTAGGGTCGAGGCCGTACATTTTAATGTTGTGACTATCCATGCAGCCTACTAAACCACCGATCAGTTGACAACAGAACCCTGCTTTAGCTGTGTTTAATCCTGGAATTCTAAGGAAGATCCGCATCAAAGACAGGGCCTTGTTATGTTCAGAAGTCTTGCCGTTTAATACTGCTAATACTTGAGCATGTATCTTATGCCGATGGGTCATTACATATTTATATGTAGGTAACTTGCTATCCTTCCAAAGAAACTTTGAGTCAGATCCGTTAAGCATTACATCTTTAAGCTGAACACCAATACTAAGCCAGTTCTGTTGAATGCTTAACGATACCATAGTAATTACAAGCAGTAGGTTGTTGGCTGATTGCAATGCAAAACGCTGACAGTTTTTACCGTGTGTTATATACATACACTTCTCCAATTAAAAGTAGTAGTCCGTTTGTGGCACGGTGGACTAAGCCGCTACTTAGGATGCTAAGGCACCCCTACCAAATATCTTTAAGGACTTCTTGCATTTCAGTTGACAGCCTATACAACTTATAAGCACTGTCTCTTTTCTTAACATCTATCTTATCTTCTACATAAACTCTAAGATGAGTAGAGTATTTTAAAGGCGCACCGTACTGGTGTCGTCTCCAATCCTGACCCTCTACTAAGCCTTGACCCCTTACCCTTACAGTAAAACGATCTTTGTGTAGATACTTTTTAAGGGTAGCTACAAAGGCTTGACCCTCTTCATCGTTAGGTATTCTTTTCAATAAGTACTTCGGTATATTATTCATGTGTTATCCCCATATCAAATAAAATTGAATCAATAAAATCGTTAAGATCGTTAAACTCAATCTGTTTAGCTTCGGTATATACAGTATCTCCATTACTATCTTGAGTATGTATAGGGTCGAGTGAGCTATAATAAAGAACGTAATCAGCTAAAGTAGCAGTCAGTTCAATATACATTGTGGTAGGTACTATTACTTTTTTCATTTAAGTACTCTCCATTCTAAATTAAATACACTTGGGAAAAACGTCCTGTCAAAGTCCTTGCTTGTTACAACCCAAACTCTTCCTGTACTGCTTGGTTTATGTGGCGGTTCACCCCCTATTGCAATAGCCGTGTCCCCTCTAAAGTCTGTTAAGACCTCATCAAATTTAACGGGTCGGCTAGTGTTTGTATGCACCAACTCCCATACAGTGGGGTTATCTGGATTATCAGTTTTAATAATGCTTAACATTTGTCTTCTCCTAATGTCTCGTCCCATTCTTGAGGGGTCACACCGCTAATTAAAAATTCTCTTTCATCAGGGTTTAAATTAGGCATTGCCTCTTGTATAAGCATCCCTGACATCCATTTATTAAGCTGACTCTGTTCTATATCTAAGTCCATGACTCTTTCAATACCGCTGAATATAGATTTTCTAGATACTAACATAATATAAGTCCTTGTTTTTATAAGTAAGTTTTGCTGTGTCGGTGGACAGTATCGGGGCAGCCACAAACTCAGTCAAATTCTTTCGGTGACCGAACCCATGTTTCTGGTCACGAATCTCTGCAGCCTAGTGGTGGCGTGGCTTTGGGGACATGAAGTTTTTTGCCTCCGACCCAAGTCTTAGAAGAAACCTGGCATTATAAGGGTAAATTTCTTTAAGGTTCTTTGACTCACACTTATAACAAAACCAAGGCTTTAAAGGGAAAAACTTTAATGGGCTTTTGACTCTCATTTATAAGCTTTACTGGTGCTTTAAAGGACCTGGTCCTTTGACTCGCGCTTGTAATAAAACTTTAGTATTTAAAGGGATAAAAAAATATTATATTTATTATCCAGCTGCTAGGGGTATATACAGGAATTTATGCGGGGAAACCTAAGCAATCAAAAAGGAATAACCCAAAGTAGTTTACAAAATAGGGATACAACGCCACAGATTGAAGCCTAATAGACTTTAGCGGGTAAAGGTATGCCAACCTACAGGGTGTAGATCAAAGAGGCTTAAACAGGCTTTAACAAACGACAGGCGAAAAAAAACCCCGCAATAAATGCGAGGCTTTAAAGTGTTGCAGATTTAATTAAACATATTTTTTATCCTTTTAATTATGGTGGCTTGATCGCCTAGTCGTCTCTCTTGGACAGTCCTATTGCGTACTAGGTCGCGTCTGACTATGTCAATGTCAAAGTCAAGACTAATGCCAATGTCGCCTGTCCGTTGGATTGTATCCAGCGCATCAATCGCCTTATTGATGTTAGATATCATTGTCGCAGGTTTCATGTTACTTAGCTCCTTTTAGTAGTAGTGCTAATTGCGCTTGCATTTCCGCAATCTGGGTGGCTTGATCCGCTTCTAGCTTACTAGGCTTTTTAGTCTTAGCAGGCTTTTTAGTAGCATGTATTTTTTCCAATTGAGTAATCATTTTCTTTGGCATTTTAAAACCTGAATCAATATAGATTTGAGCCTGACCATGTTTGAGATTCTTTTTTGGATCAGTGTGTGGATGAGTGGAAGTAACCCACTTAAAGGCGGTACCGTAATCAATAGCCAAGTCAGTAGCACGATTATAAGCCTCTGTTAATTTATAAGCGCATAGTTTAACAGTTGGATATGAGGCTTTCTGGTTTGGATCTATGCTTGATGGATCAAACGCTTTCTTAATAGTAGATATAAACATAATTGTATTCTCTTTTTAAGTAAAAATTATGTCGTTATGTAACCGACAGCGGATTATATGCACATCTAAAAAGTTAATACAAGCGATGAGTGGTTTATTGTATAGGTGATTGTTTCTTATAGGCAGCTGAACTTTTAAGTTAATAAACTTCAAAGGCTTCAAAGTCTCCCTAGTTTGTAACCTAGTTAAAAGCCTTTAAAGATTCGGCAGACTTTGAAGCCTTTAAAAGAGACACCCCAGAAATTGGCTTATTTATAGAGGGCTTTGAAGTACCGGGGCAGGTCACCATACCCCATCCCCCCCATATATACACAATGTTATACATTTTTAGAAGGATTTGAATGTATACCAGTTTAGGGCGGCAGCTTTAAAGAACTTTAAAGGCACAGAAGTCGGGATGAAGATACACAAGAAGGTAGGGATGGATATGTCTATATAAACCCTGGGGGCTTAATATCCAGTATACTGTGATATAAGCAAGTTGTCAAGAACTTTCTTACATTTATTATACCTTCTTGGAATAAAAAGCTTGACAACATGCTAATATCGCAGTATACTAGATAACATGAATAACAATAAAGAACTAACAACCAAACAACAATCTTTTATCAACAACCTAGTAACCTGCAACGGGGACACTAAGCTTGCGGGTGAAATGGCAGGGTATTCACCCACCAGTATTAATAGTGTTGTTAAGAGTTTAAAAACAGAAATACTAGACCTTGCTACAAATATATTAGCGCAGAGCGCCCCTAAAGCCGCTCTAAAGCTCGTACACATTATGGACAGTGCTGAGCCTATACCACAAGCTAACATGCGTATACAGGCCGCTCAAACTATCTTAGATCGTGTAGGATTAGGTAAAACAGACAGACTAGATGTTACTGTAAACAGTAGTGGTGGTTTATTTATACTCCCCGCTAAGCAAGAAACAGTTATAGAAGGTTCTTATGAGGAGGTCTAGTAGCACTATACCATTTGGCTATAAGCTAGATGAAGAGGATACTGCCCTTCTTGAGCCTATTGAAGATCAATTAGAAGCTTTAAAGAAAATACTACCCATGATCCACGATCAAACAATCAGTTTGCGTGAAGGTAGTTTATATTTAGAAAGCATTACAGGACGTAAGGTTTCTCATATGGGTTTAAAAAAGATAGCAGCAAGACATGCAAGATGATTGGGATATTAATCCTAACAATTATCAACAAGATGCAGAAGGCAAGTTTGTACTTAAAGTTGATGGTACGCCCCGCAAAAAATCAGGCAGAGCTAAAGGCTCCAAAAGCAGAGGATATACCTACCACTCAAAAACTAAAGCTACAATGGATGCAAAGAAAGCAGTAAGAGAAAAGAAAAAGAAATTGAAGGCGGCCCAGTCTAAAGTTGATAGCTACAAGAAATCAATTAAAACAACTACAAAGACTATCAATAAGCTAGAAGGTACAGAAAGCTCTAATGTCATAGAAGACGTAGATCTGCAATCACTACCTTCAGCACTAGCAACTGAAGCTCAAGAGGATGTTATCTTCAAGGCCAATGAAGGGCCACAGGAAGACTTCCTCGCCGCAGGAGAAACAGATGTTCTCTACGGTGGAGCAGCAGGGGGTGGTAAGTCCTACGCTATGTTAGTAGATCCTTTGCGCTACGCGCATCGTTCAGCTCATAGAGGTTTAATTATACGGCGTTCTATGCCAGAACTGCGAGAACTAATAGATAAGAGCCGTGAACTCTACCCTAAAGCATTTCCCGGATGTAAGTACAAGGAAGTTGAAAAGCTCTGGAACTTTCCAAGCGGTGCAAAGATAGAGTTTGGTTTCTTGGAGCGTGACGCAGACGTATACCGATATCAGGGACAAGCATATAGTTGGATAGGATTTGATGAGATTACACACCTGCCTACAGAATTTAGTTGGAATTACTTAGCTTCAAGACTACGGACAACTGACAGCGAGATAACTTGTTACATGCGCTGTACAGCAAATCCAGGCGGTGTAGGAGCTACGTGGGTTAAAAAGAGATACATTGATCCTTCTCCACCACACGAGTCCTTTGAAGGCTCAGACGGGCTAACAAGAAAATTTATACCTGCTAGGTTACAAGATAATCCGTTCTTGGCACACGATGGTAATTACGAAAAGATGCTAAAGGCTTTACCGCCTACTCAGCGTCAACAATTACTTGAAGGCAATTGGGATGTTGCAGAAGGCGCAGCATTTACAGAGTTCCTCCCACACTTACATGTGATTACTCCGTTTGAAATACCAGTACACTGGGAACGGGTAAAAGGAATTGACTATGGCTACG